TTGGATTTGCAAGTGTTGCAATCTTAGCGCCAGTTGCTTCGCTTGCTGGATCAGCCGAGTTAGCATTACCGGCGGTTACCGCCGATCCTGGTTCAGTAACAGAAGCAGATGTCGGACCAGATATCGGAAGATCGTGAGTGCTTCCTCCATTAGTACCAGTATCAGTTCCAGTTGCTCGAAGATTTGTGCTACCAGCATTCAGTGTGGAGACATTTGCAGTTGTAACGTCAAGAGTTGGTGTATCAATAGGCGAAGATGCAACAAGTTGTGCCTTAAGATTGATATTGCCTGCACCCTCAACATTAACGGCTGCGCCAGACTTGACGTTGGTTGCTGCCGCAGAGTTGACATTCACGGCATTACCAGACTTGACATTAACTGAATCCGCTGCTTGTGCATTGATAACATTCGCAGACTTGATATTTGTAGAAGCAATCGATTCTGTATTAACAGAACCAGCAGACTTGATGTTTGTATTACCAAGCGATTCTATGTTTGTATGTGTACCAGACTTACTATCGATAGTTACGGCGGCCTTGCTCAAGATTGAACCATCTGTGTCTTGATTGATATTGCCAACAGATGTATGATAAGAAACTCCAGATACCTTAACATGATAATCGCCCTTAGATGTTACTTTATAACCGCTTGCTGTAAGGTTATGAGTGCCATCAATTGTCGAATTGAAGTTGCCTGCACCATGTATTTGCATGTCGCCTTTATTATCGTGCGAGAATACACCATCGTTTCTAATGAAGATGCCGCCACCTACAGATAGTCCAAAGTGACCAGCAACGTTTAAGTTGAAGTCATTATGAACGTCCATGTTGACTTTACCGTTCATAGTAAGATTTGCATCACCCATAATCATAACATTACATTCACCTGCAACGTGAACATTGGCGCGGCCCTCAATTAAAATATATCCGTTATTATCGATAATTGTATAGTTATCACCAACAACGCGAGTTACTTGTGTTCCGTCAGGACCGATTTCATTAAATGATCCTGATTTATGAGCGGTGTGAATCCGTTCGGCACCGGGGGTATCGTCGATTTCTTGAACGTGACCGGATTCCGAAGCAGTAACCTTGTTGAAAGGATACTGGGCAGCATATGCGGTCTTAGGCTGCGACCAAGATCCACCGTTTCTACCCGCTTTTGGAATGTCTCTTTTACGGAGAGCATTTTTAGCGGCAGGTGATGCACCTGAACTTAAACTTTCTTGATTTGCACCCTGTGACGTTGGGTTATTCTGAATATGAGGCGAATTTATACCCACTGCAAGAGGATTAGTATCTGGTTTACCACCGAGAGACTTCTTCGGATATTGGCCTCTTGGGTCACCGAAGCCGTTTTCAGTATCGTTTGTTACTGGAATATTCGCAGCATCCGATGGGGCTTGTGTCAATGACTGCGCGGTATCTGCCGCGGCGGGATGTTCTACGCTATCTGCTTGTAGTGGATTTGTATTCGGAGGAGCTGTTGCGATAGGCGGAGCAACTCTCGTAACTTCTTTTTGTGAAGACGCAAATCCTTTTTGATCTTCTACAATTGTAGTTGTTACTACAGAACCGTCGCCATATTTTTCAGTTACAATCGTAGTTGTTGAACCGTCTGTATTTGATTTACTCGGTCCTTGTGCCGCAACTGGAGTATTGTTACTAAAAGTTTTCTTGACTTTCTCAAGATTTGTAGTATACTCACCCGCGATTCCAGACTTAGCACTTATAAGGTCGTTTGATAGCGCAGTATCTGGTCCAAGAGGAGGATTATTAAACTCTCTAACCCATTTATTATAGTTAAAGATAATGTTTTTTTGCTCTCTCTTTAGAGCATTAAGAACATCAAGCCATGCCTCCGCGGTAGGAAGATCCCATTTAGCAGTCGAGCCAGTTGGGTCGGCGGCAACTTCTTGATTTAATTCCACAATGTCTCGCTGTGTATATTCAATTTCGCGAGTTAATTGAGCATCGATACTTTCTGTACCCTCCGGTCTGTTGAGAGGTATAATATACTTCGTCCGAAATGGTTCATAGTTTATCGGTTTTAATCCATCGACCTTTATTGCGTGGTCACTCATAAACGGAATAACTGTAGCAATTATCGGAATCTCTGTGAGTGGTAGCGCACCGCTATTTTGCGGATAAAGAGCATTTCCAAGATTTTGTTCAAAGATTTTAGGTGTTTTTGGAGTATAGTTATTGATACGTTCTTGCTTAATTGCACCATCAATAGCAGAAATCAGTATCGAATATTGAGGAGTTTTTATATCTGTCTTATCAATTAAGTTTACAGAAGCAATCGGTGAACCCTTGGTAGATAATGTAACTACGCCGTTTGATGCTGTCCATTGATACGAGACTTCTACTGAACCGTATGTAGTTTTCATTGGATTAGGGTCGACAGGTGGCGAAGAAGCCTGCGTTGGTCCTTCTACCGCAGCCGCAATTTGCGTGGACGGTAGCGTAGGAACTGCGTCTGCGGACGCCGCACCTGTTTGAGGAGTTGGAGGAACAGAAGCGGGTGATACCGGCAAGAACGACGAAACAATTTCACCTTCTGCTGGCTTTTCGGTAGTGGTAGGTGAAGAGCCGCCCAACATTCCTGAAACATTTGATGCTGCATTCGACAACGCACTTGTAACGTTGCCCGTGGCAGAGTTGAGTGCTCCTTGTGCGTTACCAGCTATACCCGAAACTGCGCCAGTTGCCGCTGATATAGCGCCCGTAACATTTGATACCGCAGAAGCGCCAAGGGCGGCAGCGGCGGCAGATGGATCTTTTGCACCGGCTGTTATCGCGGTGAGATTATTAGCAAGAGCAAGACCGGACACTGCGGTCGAACTGGAATTGAGTATGCCACTTGCTGCCGCAGATGCTTGTTTCTTCAATGATTCCATCGATGCAGAACCGGCACTACTAATCAGAGAAGTCAATTCTGGTTTACTTACACCGATTGCACTAATAGAGGCTGCTTTTGCTTGCTCGAACTTATCAAGCAATCCAGGTTTAGCACCTGTTTGTTCTATTAGCGTGGTATTGAGTGCTGGAATAGCTGCACCCACGTTCCCCATCTTATTAGTTTCTGATGCAATCAGATCAGAAATTTTTGCGGGGTCAGTGACGCCATCGATTGCCGCACGAAGAAGTGCAGTTGCACCCGGAGGACACATACCGCGACGATTTAACTCATTGATTACCGCAGTCTGTGAATCGTTGGCTAGACCAAAACCAGACTTTAGGGATTCGCCAATAAAACTTAACGATGCTGGATCAACTTTGCCGCTTGCCCCGGCTGCACCAAGCGCAGTACCTACCGCTTCTGTGGCAGTATTTTCAACATCGGCTGCTAGTGAAGTAATCTGTTTTGCAAGCGATGTATTAGATACCTTGCTTACCGCAGAGGTTATACTATTTTTAGACGCAAGACTACTAATAGATGGAACTTTGCTGGTAACTCCGCTAACTTTAGATGAAATGCTTGATATAGACTTCAATGCTGAAGTAGTATTTGCTGGCAATATACTTGTCGCCGCGGCCAAGGCATCTTTAGCCTTATTGATTTCACCGAGTTTATCTTTGATTGTTGATGCTGCTATTCCCAGTCCAGCATCTAGTATTCCACCGATATCGGCAGGAATAATTCCATTTTTAACTAGTCCAGAAATGACTCCGTTTATGTTTTTACCAGATAGAACATCAGCCAGATCTTTAGCAGTCTCTATTAGAGCCTTGGTACTGATTTCTGTTGTTGGTGCTCTTACGCCGGATTTTAGTAGTGGCTTATCGCTATTAGTTTCTTTTGGTTTTTCAGCAACCGCGTTATATCCAATATCATACCAATACTTAGAGTTGACGCCATCCGAATTCGATTTGATAACACCTTGGGCAAAACTAATAGCATCATCTAATTTTCCACAAAGCGCAACGGAAAGTAAGCCTGCTACAGTTTCCTTAGAAGTGTTTTCATTCACAATCTTCGCATTGCTTAAATCTACGTATGCCTTCTTTAAATAATAATATGCTGCTTTATCTTGCATTTCTTCCGACGTAACGAAAGAAATCATGCTTCTTACGGCAGCCTCATGATTTAGAGGAATAGGATTGTATAAGAAGAAATACTGGATATTATTGCCGGCTTCTCTCTTGTAAGGTGCGAAGTCATATTCACCCGCCCTATCTTGAACTGCCTCTGCGTATGACTTAACTCTTTCAGCGGCACCAGGACGATTGCCATTGATCTGAATGCAATCTTCTGCCCATTCTTGTATTTCTGGTTTTAGAAAATCAATATCAATAAGTTGTGATATCGTCATTCTATATGCGCCGTATTCACCGCGATTGTGAACCTTACGCCATATGTTTCTCTTACCGCCGACAACATATTTTCTAGAAATTGCTTGCTGACAGGCTGTAAGAACTTTTACACAGTCTTCTTTTGTTAATTTGCCGGGCGAACCGATATCTGGTAATTTTGCGGCAGTAGTTTGATATCCAGAACTTGCCTTAGAAGTTTCAATCGTAGTAGGAACAGCTTTTAATACTTCGGTTGCCGCTTTAGAAACATTGGGAGAAACATCTGCAATCTTTAATGCACCGCTTATTACACCAGAAATATTTCCATTTGATGCCGCATTAAGAATACTTAACCCATTTGATAATAATTTGGCAGTAGGCTTATCGATAACTCCACTCTTGCTAAGAGTTGACAGTAACTTATTTGCATTAGAAACTGTATTTCCAGGTAGAGATGATGCGGAGACATTAATCTGTTTGGTTAAACTATTTGCTCCGGTTTTTGTTAGCAAGCCTACTGCCGCCAATCCACTAGTTACCGCAGATAAACTTGGAGTTTTTCCTTGCTCGATTGTGTTTGCTAGAGACAAACCAGACTTAACTGCTTTGGCTTGATCTCGCGACAAAACGCCAGCCGAAGACAGTGCATTTACTGTTGATGATAAATCAGGAAGTTTACCAGTTTTGACAGCCTTGACTGCCGATGTAATTAGACTGGTTGCTTGTAGTAATGACATATAATAATCCTATCCAGGTAATCGACCGGTATCAAATAGAACAGCTTCGGCGGCCCTGCGCCTCACTAGACCGGTGAGAACACCCATTCCTTTACCAGTTCTAGTTCCGCGAGTTTTAATTATTTCGGCCGCAGCTTTAATATCTCCGCTCATTATAGCACCCTCAAGACCTTTTTTCATAAGACTTCTAAGTCCACCCGGACCACAGTTATATGTGTAGGATATCATTACCGCCTTTTGATTATCATTCATCTTGTCCCATGTGGGCCCAGATGCTGCCTTTGCCTTGGCCGCAAATTTCTGTAGATCAAATTCGAGAAGTTTTAGTGATTGTGCTCTGGTAATTCTAGTTCCTGCGCCGTTGGCAGATGCCAATTTAATTTTTGTGCCATCTCCAATATTAACATAACCAGTTTTTGCTTCTGGTGCATAGATCACGTGGCCTGCACCAATAGTTATTTCACCGTCGCCGATGTTTCTTGCCGGATCACAAATTCCTTCGAAGTAAGCAATAAATTTAGCAGCAACCTCCATGAACGGACCAGATGCGATACCGCCATTACCAGTATTACCAGTATCTCCAGCGGCATCACTTGCAGAATTGCCGCCTGCAGGTATACAATCGTCACCGTCAAGTCCGCCAGGTACCGCACCGACTGTGCCAAAAAACATCGGGTGTTGTCCGTCTGAACCATCGGCAAAGAAACCTACCACCCAAGTTCCGGTGACTACGCCGTTTGCCGAACCGCCCACTCCAGATATTGAAGGATTATTTGCAGGCATAATAGGAACAGCCCACGGCAAATCTTCGGTAGGAAGTATTTCTTTGCTATCTATGTGGTAACCCATAATACGGACACGACATCTGCCCATACGTAAAGGGTCGTCGCGATCTTCGACCACGCCGAACCACCAGTAAAACTGACCAACATTATTAGTTGTTCTATTATCCATCATAGTATAAGTAACTCCATTAGTCTATTTAGTTGGTTTGGTTGGAACAGGAGTAGCTTTTGGGGTAGTAGTCGGTGAAGCTGGTGAAGAAGGAGGATTAGTTGTTGGTGGCGGCGCCGCGGGTGCTGGAGATGCTTCTTCGGCTACAAGTTCTTTCAAATAAGAATCCTTAGCAATTTCGCAAATCATATTATGTCTCAATTTTGTAATTTGATGATGTATCGCAGTTATCATATAATATCCACTTATCCATATATCTTTAACACTGTCCTCATCCGTTTCACCATTTCTACCAGACCCCACGGAAGGATAATCAAAATCTACGATTGTACCAACTTCCATGTCTGTTCTACCTGGAATACTAATTTTCATTTTCATAGTAGAAATGTCAGAAAACAGACTGTTTCTTTGCTGAACATATTTTTCAGGATGAAGATTCATCAATTCTGGGTCTGCACTATCTAGAACACCGGGATGTATAGACTCAATAAAAACTTTACTGTCGGATGAGCGCATAACAGTGGCAGGAAAAATTGAATTATATTTCTTGCTTTCATCCAGAACCAGACCCGCTTGACCGGGCGCAGATTTATAACTACCCAAATGAGGATATTTCTGAAACTCAAACCCGTGATCGTATGACGTTGCCGCATATTCTTTCTTGACTACATCTAATGTGAAAAGAGAGCTTGCGAAATGCCCCAAGTCTTGACCTTTAAGAACGTCAACGTTTGATAAAAACTCTAGATTTTCAACGTGAGAATACGCCAAACGAATTGCATTTTCTCCTAGTTGTTCATCCTCATATTTCTTACGATACTTCAACTTCGACATAATAAAACCAACTGACATCTGTGATCTAATTAGATCGTTTATAGAACACATGTAAAAACCTTTGGTCGTCTCATAAAATAGAAACGTCGGAGCATCGGTAACATTTGTTCCTAATGCTCGTTTTGATAGATAACCCATTATTTGAAAAGGTGTCCACATAGGAGGCAATAATGAAACCTTAGAAGTGTGTGGAGTATCGCCGATGGTAAATTCAGATTTAGGTGCAGTTGCTCCCGTGTTTTTATCGTTTAAGTATCTAGGAATATTCTTAAACGCATCATCAAAAACTTTTGCTGCTATTTCATCTGTTGTGCCTTCATACTTCTGACACAAATATGTGACATTATCTACCATACCTTCTAGCGAAATAAAGTGCAGGGAATACAATTGCTCTTTGTCTTCGTTCGACAAAAATCTATTCTTGATGGCATATACGGCAAATGATTTTTGTATTTTATTTGTTGGGTCGTAGGGCGCTTGAGCTAACTGAGGAGTAGAAATGTCCAGAGTTAATATTTCATCGCCGATTAGAGGAACTTTTTCTATCAGGTTTTGTGTGTCACGAATAATGACATTTCCATGTAAGCAGGGAGAGAACATGTCTTCATAGATATTGATTTCAACCACAAAATTTCTAATATCAATAATGCCACCGTTAGTAACTAACATTATCTCATTGAAGAGAACATCGCCGGCTTTTTGTAGAATTGCAGGATTCAGTTCGGCAAAAGCCGACTCATCGAAGTCTACTTCATTTGAAAAAAGATCTCCATCACCTTCATAATCAGGATTAGTCACGCCGTCTGCCATTATATTACCTCGAAATCAATGTTTGGAATTTAGTTACGAATGAGTTAAGATACTTAGGTTCTAAAATCTGGACTTCTCTCTTAGCATCATTCAGTATTTCTTCATATTCGATGTTCGTGATTGCAATTTTATTTTCCGCATAGCTAGATTGTACCGTGATGCCGTCATCGCTTTCATAGTGATGAACATCGTATAATTCTTCTAGACCGCCATATTTTAGTTTACAATATTCCACCAAATCTGTAGTAGACTTCGGCCATTCTTCTCTAATGTCAACGATATTATTTAAAATCATAATAACCCAGTGATATGTGGGTGAACCATAATATAAATCGCTGACTTGCTCTATCGTATATCCTTCAGGAATAGTTACCGTCTCTAGTTCCGAATAATGCGTAGAAAACGTATTTGTATAAACTCGTCTGAAAATATCCGTCACATACTTATATTCATTTCCAATTTTAAGTATATCCGATGGAAAATTGCTAAAATATGACATAATTAATATCCCAGTTTTGAACGTTTGTTTGTAAGTGTTTCAAGTTCGGTAAATTCAAGTCTAACAGTAGCTTCTGTTGGCATACCGTTAGTATTCTGAAAAGTGGTGAACCCATCTCCGCCATAATCAATATTCATTCCCGTTAAAGCACAATTAGATATTCTTCTGACCCAGGTGTTTTCTAACCCGGAGTTGTGGTAGATTACAATCAAAAACTCGGAAGGATAAATCAAAAATACGCCAGCGTTGCTGGGTTCGGGGTGCATATGTTGAACAAACGTCTCAATAATACCACCTTTGCCAAAAATTGTAGTGCCCTCTTGTTCTGTTCTAGGTGCAAATTTATATTCAAAACCAAATTTTCTGAAGCCCATATTTTTAAACAACTGCTCTTTATACGGGTTCTCTACTGTTTTTGAGGTAGCTTCCTTTAAGTTTGTGACCTGATTACCGCCAATTGCACCAGCAAGACTTGCTAGTTTTCTGGCTGCTAATGCACCAACATCGGTACCGACATCTCCTAGTGAGGCTTCTCCACTAAAGTTGCCCGTTGCCGCGGCGCCGACAAAACCTCCTATATCAGCAACATCATAGTTTGCTGAATAGCCATAGCTAAGTTTGTCTTGAATGCCCAAAACGATTGATCTGGATCCCATAATCAATCTTCTTGCGCCTATACCATTAAGAGCCGCACCGGCTGCAGCCCCGGCAGCTATACCCAGTGCTGCCACAGTGCCTGCTGTTCCAGCCGCACCAGATTTAAAGAAGTTTGATAACCCACCTTTAGCGCCCATAATACTCTTCAATCCTGCAAGACCGGCAGTACCTAATGTTTCGGCAGCAAGTTTTCCACCTAGTGCAGCACCAGCGGCTGTTGCATGTTCTGCATCGACTCTTTGTTGGCCTGAAGTTTCAAAAATAGTACCTCTACTACCAAGTGCTTTTGCCGCATTGGTACCTTCTCTAACAAGAGGATAAAAAGCTATCCAGTGAGTATGTTCGTTTTCCTTCCCCAAGGCTGGGTTTAAACTTTCTGGATACGTAAATGTCTTAGACGCTTTGTTTGCTTTATCAAACGGGTTGACCATACCCGAAGTGTCTCTATTAAATCTTCCTCCAGGAGAAGGAGAAGAAGAGGACTGCGTTGGACTTGCCGGCGCTCTTGTTTGTTCTGCCATTTCTAATAAATATCCTATTGAGCTTGGTTTGGACTATTTATATGACATACACAAAGGAGACTATGAAAGGTCTCTACAAAATACGAAATCCTAAGAAGTATATTGGTGATCCTGGTAGAATTATATATCGTTCTAGCTGGGAGCTAAAGTTTATGAAATGGTGCGATAGTAATCCAAGTGTATTAGAATGGGGGTCAGAAGAACTGGCTATTCCTTATATTTCACCCAAAGATAATAGAGTTCATCGATACTTTGTAGATTTTTATATGAAAGTCCAAGAGAGTAGCGGTAAAGTAAAAAAATACTTAATTGAAATAAAGCCTGCTAAATTTGTTCAGCAGCCGAAAATTCCTGCGAGAAAGACCAAACAATTTCTAAATGAAGTTATGACTTGGGGTGTAAATCAAGCCAAGTGGAAGTATGCAACTGAATTCTGCGAAGATAATGGTTGGGAATTTATGATATTAACTGAGAAAGAACTTGGAATTAAAGCATAAATATACACTAAGGAGATTTATACCATGGCTAAAGCAACCGGAAACACAAAGGCAGTATTTGCACCTCGCCGCAAGGGAGTCAAACTAAGCACGATGAACAAGCATAAGCGCCGCAATTTTAAAAAGTATAGAGGTCAGGGCCGTTAATGGCATCAAATAACGCCTTTCAGAAACTTCGTGCGCAAGTAGGAGATGGACAGAAGTCCATTGACTGGTATATGCGCAACGTTAAGAGCCTCGTGGGCGCAAGAGTTTCTGGAAACACAGTGATGCAATCTGATATCGGCAGTCTTACCAGTAAGGTAGAGATTGGTGCGATGTATATGTATTTCTATGACCCGAAGTTTAAAAACGAACTACCGTTTTACGATACTTTTCCTTTAGTATTACCGTTCGGTCCAGCTAAAGGCGGTTTCTATGGCATTAACGTTCACTATTTGCCTTACCTGTTAAGAGCAAAAGTTTTGGGTGAATTGATGAACTTTGCGGATTCCAAGACGCTTACACCAACCAGCAAAATGCGCTTGTCATATAATCTTTTAAATAGTCTACAAACAGCAGCCGAAATTAAACCTTGCATCAAACATTATTTGACTACACATGTGAGATCGCAATTTATGAAAATTAATCCTGTTGATTGGAAAGCAGCGATATTCTTACCAGTTGAAGCGTTTGTTGGTGCAACTAAAGAATCAGTTTTCAGAGACACTAGGAGCAAAATTTAATGCAACAAGCACATAATAGCTTGGCAAATTTCCGCGCGGAGACGAGAA